GATCCCCCCTATAATATCCTCAGGCTGCAAAGGAACTTCTGCAATCCTTGCTTCTTTCTTATCGCCCTCAGTAAGCTCAAGCCGCCCCTCTGCCGCATTCCGTCTATGAAAGTCAAAAGGATCTATAATCTCCCCTGGATCAGGCTGCGCGGCAGGCTGCGCTAGAATCTTCTTCCTAGCCGTCGCGTTCCTCGCAATCCTCTTAGTCTCCGCAACTAACTCCCCTTCAGAATACACCTTCCCCCCATGCTGCTGCTTCGCTACCAACGCCCTAGCGATCCGCTCCTCAACAGGACCAAACTGAGCTCGACCAAAGATATCCATGCTGCGAACTCCCACGGACTGCAGAGTAGATTCCGCAATGGCTACCTTAGGTGATAATTTCACACGAGAGCGTCCCATTACTTCTCCGTCGGAGTCTCACTCGACTTCTGTGTCGTCACCACTTTACCCGTCTCATCATGCGTCTTAATCACGGAGTCCCTCGGCGCAGCGCTCTGCCTCTCAACGCCCTGCAACGGGAGCTTCTTCATCTGCACAGGATTGCTCGCGTCATAGTTCCTCCCACCATGCACTGGGTCTCCCGCCTCTACGAGGCCCAGCCTCGCCATCTCCGCTTTCCTATCGCTCCTACTATGCACGTCGCAGCCAAGCCCCTCGTCGTAGTACGGCTCGAAGGTGTCGATAACGCACATCTCTGGAACCCGCTCCATCATACCACTGCAGTGCGCGCAAGGCACTGGGTGCCTGCGGTCTTCGACCAAGCGCTGTTCGTCCTTCTGCGTCTGGCAATGCTCACATCGGAAGGTGTAGAGGGGCATCGCTTAGAAGTCCCCATGTCCACGATACAAAGCACTATCATACAAGTTACCTAAATTAGCGCCCGCAGCACCTCTAATCTGATCCTGCCTTTGCTCTCGCATAATTCGCAAAGCCTCAATAGCGATCTGCGGCGTAATGCCTAAGTTCTGTACCGCATATTGACCTGATATAGATGCGTGTTGGAGTTCCTCTGCGCTATATTGCTGAACCGCTTCTTGCGCTCGGCGAATAATATCAGTAGTCTCAGCTCGCTGTCTAGCTACTACTTCATGCGGAGTTAGCGGAAATCCAGTCGGCCCAGTCTCTTCTCGCGGTTTCGGGCCTCGAAACTCATCAAGCATCCTCTGAAACTCATGAGGGCGCACCTGACTCTCAAGTCTATGCAAATAACCCTGCTGAGAGCTCATATCCAACGCATGGAACTCGTCCCAACTTATACGACCTGTCTGATTATACAACTGACTCAAGTTTATATACCCATAGTTTCCATACTTCCCCTGACCTGATATATGGCTATTCACCACCCTTCCACCCTGCAATCGAATCTGCGCACCAGACGTTTCGACCCTCGAGCCTACAGCCTTCGCTCTCGGATCTGGCTGCAACGACTGCATCGTCGCCTGACTTGTCTGCCCAAGCGTGCCTAACTGCTGCTGCTCAATAATCCTACTTGGAGGATTAGGACGCATGGGCTCAGTCGGAGGAAGAGCGGGCAACACCCGCTGCCCCAGCGTCCCCCTCTGCTGCATCTCAATATCCTGATACTCCCGGTTCCTCGGCGTCGCCACGTTCGGATTGTCCAGCTTCTGCTGCGCTTCCCTCGCCTGAATCTGAGCCTTGTCCCGAGCGATCTCTAGGTCCTCAGCCGTAGGTGGAGGCTTCGTAGGTGTCTGCTGCTGCCCCTGCCCAATCGACGCAGACGTCTCATCCGCGACTACAGCCGCTCTCGATTGCTGTGGCGCTACCGTTTTCGCGCGAATCTGACCTTCCCTCGGCACTATCGGCACTAGAGGGATCGGAAGGGCCTCTATACTGCCGGGCTTTGGCGGAGGAGTCCAGAACTCGGGGATGTACATCAAAGGCTCTAGGCCCAGGCGAGCCCGCCGTGCATCCTCCTGTCTCGCGCGTTCCACCTTCTTCTCATGAGCCTTCAGCCGGGCAGAATACGACATATCCGATTCGCGTGGTATGTCGTACGCGGAATCTGGTATCGCGGGATCTATTCGATACTCCCGGTTCCTCCGAGCCTGCTCTATCTCTATCTGTCGAGCCGCCGCATTCTTACGACGTTCAGACTCCCGCTGCGCACGAAGCCGCTGCTGTTGCTGTGCCTGCTGAGCTTCCTGTGCGCGTATCTGATTCGTCTGCTGCTGCTGCCGACGCTTAGCCTCCGCGTTTGCATCCACTCTCTGCTGATGAGCAGCGGCCGACTTCGCACGCTGCTTTTCCTGCATCGCCTTAATCCTCTGCCGCTCTGCCTGCTGTTCTGCGTAAGATGCCATTAGCTTGTCACCGCATTCCCGGTCTGTCGACCAGCACTAGGAGGAGCTTCGTTGAACTGCTCCGGCAGAGCAGCCCCAATCCGTTCATCTCTATTCCGTCCCGCTTGCACCGCCTCCAGCGCAGCCTCATCTTGCACAATCGGCTTACCTTCCTCGTCGAACTGAATCGCTCCCTCGCCTTCCAACGCTCCAGCAGCAGCCCGCAACATCGGCAAAATCTCTTCCACCATATGCTCATCGAACCCACGCGCGAGCAAGCGCCTAGCCAGCTCCGGCAAGTTCGGCGGAACCTGCCAGAACTCCACGAACACTGGCGTTAGGCCAGCAAACAAGTTGAGCAGATCCATCCACTGAGAGCGCTCCACGCTCTTCGCCGTGGCATGACTAGCAATATCCATTGTAGTCATATACTCGCCCTTGGCCATCTCTTCATCAATCTCCAAGAACGTGCTAGCATTCCTGTCTAACAGGAACAGCCTCTCCGGCCGGTACTGTGCATCTAACTGCCACATTTTCCTTGCTTTACGAACCTGGAACTCCGATAGCAAGTTCGATTTACGACCCTCACGACTCGTGTTACGTTTCTCGATAATATCCGCTTCAGTGGCTGTGTCCGAGGACTCCATCCTCTGTGGCTGTGGCGTCCCAAGGGACCTGTCGAACATGTTCTGCAGGACATTTAGGAGTTCTCCCTTTTCGGGGGGAATCTGATGAAACGGCAGCGGCACCACCGCCTGACCCTTCGCATCCATCAGACCCGGCACGGCAATAACGCTTCCGTCTGGCGCGTCCATAATCTGCTGCATTTTCTCTGTCGTGATTCCGCTGGCAGGATCCACTAGCCATACGTTCTTCTGCTTCCTGATAATGCTCAAGTTCATGTCCAGAACTTCGTTCACGAGGCTCTGAACAGTATCTCCCCCACCTAGGAGCACTGTAGGCTTATGAAACCATCTCCTCAATCCAGGCGTGAAGCTAAGCGTCTCCGCAGGATAATCATCAAGGAAGTGATAAGGCCACTCCTCATCATAGCGGAGAAACTTCTCATGTCCCTCCGCGATCGTGAGCACAATGTCACGGAACTTCCCTCGTCCAACTGGAAAGTTCTTGGCCCAGACTTCCCATCCCCTGACCATATCAAAGCCATCGTAGTCCTGGCCATCTTCCTTCTCCGGCGCATCCTTCCATCGACTCGGCTTCAGCGATGACGTATTGTCGTAGTTCGTGTCGCCTTGCACTTCCTCGACCGGCAACTCCCAGCCGAATGCCATCCAACGGGCATCAGGCGGCCCTTCCATGCTCAGCAGGTCCGTCAAGAACATGTCCGAAGGCCAATGAACTGCGAACGGGCTCTCATTCTGCACGTTCACGTTCGCGGAAGGATTTTTCCTATCCATGAACTTTTTATGCAGCGCAATATGATCCTTCACCACAAACGTCACAAGCTCGATTGCGTGATCAGGCATACCCAGGAGCCCACCCTGCAGCATATGCATATGCACTTGGATATGATGATGGTGATCTTGCGACTCAGAGACCCTCGTTGCCTGACCGATTTGGAGGAACAAGTTCTCCTCATTCGGATCCTCGAAATCCAACTCCGAGCTGATGTCCGGCTGGAGAAGCTCTTGCAGCATCTTCTCCCTGTCCGCTGTATAACCAATCTTTGCCACACCATACGGGAACAGGAAGGCACTAAGCGCCACTCGCTCGTCGACTCGCAGCTGATTCGTCTCTCGATACCTGTAGTTCATGATCTTCGACTGCCCCTGAGCGCGGGACAGACTGTTCGGATCACTGGGATCGATCGGCGCGGCCGCACGCTCGTCCTCTGGAAACGACTGGAACACAGGATTCGCATCCAGCATGTTGCTCAGGCTCTGGTCTATATAACCATAGACGATATTCGACTTTGTCCTGCGAATATGCTCTTCCTGGTCCGTGTCACTCCCCTGGCTAGCCTCGCGAGCTGTCGTCTCTTCATTGTAAAACTGATCAACCAGGACTTCACTTGCCTGGAAGAGCGGCTTCAGCTTCCTAATCGTGTAGTCGACGCGAGTCGCCCAGAACTTAACTCGATCAATCTCTTTGGATGGATAGGCCATTATATGCCTTATTTAATAACTCGAGGGTACTCATGAAAATCAAAAGGGGTGTCTGGAATCTCTGATATAACCTTCCCACTGTCATCCTTGAACAGCTTACCTCTAGCGGCGGCCTTATTAGCCTCTGCCGTATTCGACACTATATCACTAGCCTGTGTCTCCCTAGCGAACCTATAACCCTCCTGGAACTTATCAGACCAATCCTTCGCTACATGACTAACATGCTCCTTAGCCATCTCACCTGTAGCATTATAACCGAACTTCTTCGCAGCGAACGCATCTCCAATGATCTTTACATCTCGATCAGGAATGCTTGCCAGGGTCTTCTTACTCAATGCCAGTTCTGCACGAACATCCCTAGCAACAAAGTCTCCAATGATCTGCGGATTGTTAAGCCTGAACTGATCAAACCGATGTAGAGTTTTATTCAGCAACACCTGCCCAGCTTTCGACAGCCCCATCAGACGTTGCGGAGCGAACTGCATCTTCCTCGCATCAGGCATCTCAGCCCGCACATCACTATCCCCTACCCCAAAGAAATGCCCTCTCTTCAAAGCCTCCCTATCCGCCTGCGGCAACTGATCAGGACGCATCAGTCGAGCCTCTGTAGTTCGAGGCTTCTTCCTACGCCCTACCGACGTACGACCAAGCGATGCACGAGTGGCGTCCGCCACCGCTACCTGCTGTGATTTTTTCACATCAGTCAAGACACATCTCCGGCCAGTCTATTGTCGGCTCAGCAGGCAACATAATCGTCTCGTTCCTGCGAGCATTTCCCGCGCCAATAGCGCGACGACGACCCATCGCCTGGTCGAATGTATAGACAGCAGGCTTGATAATGGGGATGCCTAGTGGCGTTATTACCTCAGCGGCCATGCCGCGCAGGCTCTGCAGCTTCATCCCAACGATGGCCAGGCCGTCCACTTGATCGTCGTAACGGCCGCGAGGGAACCGCGAGATCTCATGCTTGAGCGCTCCAAGCCACGGAGCGTTCGCAGGGACATGAATGTAACCCATCTGCATCGCTCCAGCAATACTGCCCGCACGCTCAGGAGCATCCTTCCCTCCCATCCCAGATATGCTTACATCGTCAAGGATCGTAAAGACCATCTCGTCCATCATGCGCTTCCGCAGAACTGGGCCAATCGCTTTCTGCAGTGCAACTCGCTCACAGAACCACCTTATCGGACGCTGCCCTGTTTCTTCCGCTTGCATCAGCTCAATGCAGTTCTCCACACCTTCTAGAATATCTGTCTGTTTCCGACTCAAGTGCGTGATCCAGATATGCCCCTTCGGATCTACTCCGAACACGATGTGCACGGTGAAGTCCCCACTGCCCTTCGTCAATGCCCAGTCACTCACCCCGTACCAGACGAGGCGCGAGGGCAACTCATCAACGCCGTACTCCAACAGCCAATCAGGGCGGAACATCTCACCCTCGTCGCTAACTGGCTTCTGTTGGTGAAGGGCTTGGAAGAGGACTGGATGGCGAGCTCTTATCGCATAAAGCTCTTCCAAAGGTCGTCGGTTAGGTCCCTCTGGAAGAAGTGCTGTCTCCACTGCGCGATTCAGCGGATCACCCTCTTCTGCGATGGAAGGAATGGCAAGGACCTCCCAGTCCTCTTCTCCTGCTTCGTTCAGCTTCTCCACCCTGCCGCCCAGATCATCATCGTGCCACCGTTGCATGATCAGGATAACTGAACCACTGCCTTCGCGATACGATCGTAGTCTGTTGAGGAGAACGGCGGAGTACCAATTCCACACGCTTTCACGATGTGCAAGGCTTGCTGCCTCGTCATAGTTCTTGAACGGGTCGTCGATGATAGCAATGTGCGCGTGAAATCCAATAATTCCACCAGCGACTCCGGAGGCCTTGTAGCTTCCTCCGAGAGTAGTCTTCCAAGCATCTGCTGCTGCAGCTTTGGCAGAGATTTCAGTTTCTGGGAAGAGCAGTCCATAACGAGGATCCTGGATTATGTCGCGTGCAATGCCGCCGAACTCAGCAGCCTTGTCCTTGTTGTAGCTGCCCTCGATTAGCTCGTACGTTGGATTCCTGCCCATGACCCACGCGGGAAAGAGCTCCGAACAAAGACGAGATTTGCCCACGGCAGGTGGGATGAAGACAGCAAGTCTGCGAAGCCGCCCAGCTTCCACATCCTCAAGCTTCTCTGCAATCAAGCTATGAACTGGGAACGACTCGTACGTCGGGTCTATGTAACGAGCGAAGTCTATCAGGCCGCTCTGGGCCTTCTTCCGCGCTATGAGGGCCTGCGCGACTTCCTTCGGAGAGGCAGTCCCGGCAGCGGGCTCTTGCGAAGCGAGCCCTCGGAGTTCGGCGCCGGTAATCACTTGCCGTCCTTCCGCAGGCGACGGTCTTCGGCAGCAAAGCGCCAGGCATCCATATAAACGCCTGTGTCCACTCCAGCAACTTGTTCAGGGAACTCAAAGTGATGCAGCTTCATTCCATCATCTTTGAAGGAAGGATGCACGAGCGTGAACACTACAGCATCCTGACGTTCTATCGTCGACATATCACAGACGAACGAGTCCGACGGCACAAAGGGGATCTCGTCTTTCCAAGACCCTCTCTGCCCTGCCATCGTATTGTTGACGTACTGAGCGATGATCTTCGCCAGCTGCTGCTTCGAGAACGTTATCCGTCTTGTCCCCATTAGCCTGCAGCCTCCGCTTCGATTGCTTCTCCCAGCACCAGACGCTCTTCGTCCGTCAGCTCAGAGAACTCTGCCTCCACGGCAT